ATGAGCCGAAGCCATCAAAACCGGTGATTGATCGTTCAAATGATGTTTATCGAAAGGTAGCGACAAGGGCGGCGATTGCTTACATGGAGTTAACTCCAGAGCAGAGACTTGAGCGGATTCGCCGAGTGTATGAAGGCCGATGAAACTTGAATACACCGCGCTACAAAAAGAACTTATCGCCGCGATCACTCAGAAAAATGCTTTTGTTGCGGTTCGCGCGGGTTGGGGAGCGAGCAAGACAAGCGCGCTCGTGTTCGGTCTTCTTTATGTGGCGACATGGCGACCGGGTACGTCTTCTCTTTTAGTCACAGACACCGCCCCGCGCTATCGTTCTGTCTTGGGTCCCGAGCTCGAGAAGTGGTTAAGTCCTCTAGGTTGGACATACAACCAGTTAAAAGGGGAGTGGAAAGATCCCAACACCGGCTCAAGTATTTGGTGCCGCTCATACTTTCGACCGGGAACAAAAGAGAGCACTAGCAACCCGCTCGAAGGTTTAAACATCACGTCAGGCTTTGCATTCATAGATGAATGTCAGGTCTTCCCATCGGCTGAAGTTGCTTACAAAGCTTTAGGCCGTTTGAGATCTGGCCCTAGTCCTTGCCTTGTCATGGTTGGCTTGCCTGTGTCGGGCGCTTGGTGGGTCAAGTTAGCAGAGCAAAGCGGCGGGCGCTGTTTGTTCTATTCTTCACACGTCAACAAAGCGAATCTATCTGATGAATGGTTTGAAGCTGTAAAGCATTTACCAGAGGCGGAGCGGCTCGCGATGATCGAGAATAAACCGCAACCGCCTAGCGGTCTAGTGTTGTCTGAGTGGACAGAGGGACACGTTGTAGATAATTGGAAATATCGCGAACATCTTCAAGGGCGGATTGCGATTGACTGGGGATTTAGAAAGCCCTCTGTTTTGATCATTGTTCACGATCCAGACTTAAACGCAGACATAATCTGCGGAGAGTTGAACCCGCGCGAAGTGAGTCTTGATGACTTAGCGCAACTGATCATGGCTATAGCTTGGCCGCGCAAGATCAAACAATATGCACCGTCTCCGCGCATCTGGCTTGATGATGGAGTAGCTGACAAAGCCGGCGCCGCTCGATCGGATCACAGCGGAATCTCTGCATTTAGACATCTTGGAAGCGATCCACCGCGAGGAATAGGGCTTCCTTTGAAATGGACAACGGACCCAATAAGGACGAATATCTTAAACGGTATCCAAAAGCTTAAAAGAGCGCTCGCAAGAAAAGAATATTTAATCACTCGTGAAGTTTGGGAAGCGGGCGACCGCGCCCAGGGTAACAGCTTGCGCAAGTCAATCATGTCTTATTCATGGGCGAACACTAAAGACGAGCCAGTAAAAGACGGTCGAGAAGATCCAATTGACGCGCTACGATATGATTGCATTTTCTGGCGGTGGAATGATGACGTTGAAAGAGCTATGTCAAGAGTGAAGGCGAGAGGGGCGAGCAGATCACGGCGGGTTAAAGTTGGCGGTCGAAAGTTTATTGACTTCTGATTCATCATTCTTCATCTTATTTGTCCCGACTGTTCACCAAAGAAGTTAAACCGACCTGAGGCCGCAGTCGGGTAGAAAAAAAGTCCACTTTGAAAGGCGATCCTTGCGGGTCGCTTTTCTTTTTTGTATATATTGAGCAACTCCTTTTTGCTTCGCTCGCGCTCCTTCCTTCGCGGGCGTTGCTGTTTTAAGGTGCTTGACATTTAAAGCGATTATATTCACTTAATTAAAAAGAGGTGAACATATGATCAATACAGAGCGTGACCCTGAGCACATGCCCGCGTATACCCCACGGTTTACTATCAAGGGTATAACGGGAACTAATCTAGCCTCTGGTTCGATCGTTGGAAAAGAACAGAATCCAAAGCTCACCGGGAAGAATTGGGTCTTAGAAGCTGAATCAATGCTATCGAGTGATCCAATCGTTCGCCGCTCTTGGACCATGCTTAGGCAGACTTTATTAAGTGCATCATGGCGCTTTGAGTCAGCGAATAAGGGTGATCCGGTTTGTGATGAGTTAGCGCGCTATGCAAATGAGGCTTTCGGTCTTGATGGGTACAGCGGCCAGATGTCTTCATCTTGGGAGGAGCAACTTTCATATTTATGGGAGTTTGTGCCGTTAGGCTATCGATACGCAGAAGAAGTTTACAAAGTCGGGCCAGATGAAAACGGACGCGTAAAAGTATGGCTCGATCGATACGCAGACCGGGAGCCAAGCGCCCATCAAAAATGGTTAAGCCGAGACGGTCAGCAGCTTGACGGCGTTTATCAAGATATGGTCGGCCATATCGTCCCCGAGCCGATACCATCAAACAAAATGATCCTGCTCACATTGAATAAGACCGGGTCAAACTTTGAGGGCGTAGGGATGCTTCGGTCTTGTTGGTGGTGGTGGCGAACTAAACAACGAGTCAGTAATATGATGCTCGTTGGCCTTGATCGTTGGGCGGTTCCTACTCCCAAGGTGTCAGTAGATCGCTCAGTAGCTGAACAACAGGGTTACACACAATCTGACATTGAGGCTATGATTGATGAAGCTGAGGCGCAAGCGCAAAACTTTTTAAGCGCTGAACAGAGTTATCTGGTCGAGTCAAGCGCGGTCAAGTTTGATAATTATTCAGTTATGCCAAACCTATACAGCCAAGGCCCGATTGATATAATTACAAAATGTGATTCACAAATCGCGGCTTCATTCCTCGCCCAATTCGCAGACCTCGGCAACACCGAAACCGGCTCAAGGTCAGTAGGTGAGATTCACTTGAGCGTATTTAGAAGAGCAGCAATCAATCTTTGTGATCTAGTCGCGGCGGTTGTAAGTGGACCGGATCGAAGAGCGGCGGGGACAATTGGCCGGTTGATTCAGTGGAACTATGGACCAATGGACCCTTCAAAGCTTCCACGATTAACGCATCTTGGCCTTGATACAGATGACCTTGCAGAAAGCATGGGCATGCTTCCCGGCCTTGTTCAGTCTGGATTGTTAACGCCAGACGATGAACTAGAGCGAGCGTTACGCCAAAGACTAGGCGCGGGCGATCTTCCAGAAGACGCAGTAAGAACACCAAGGGAGAGAGCGGCGAGCGCTCGAAGTGGTAACGCAAGCGCGGCGACACTAGCCGAAGAGATCATAAGGCGGCGCAATGTCTAAAAGAACCATAGCGCAAACACCGGCGCCCAAAAAAGACAGAATCAAAGGATCGCGCAAGAATCCAAAAGGGAGCGCAAGCGGTAAGCGTGGAAGTATTGAGATTGGAGCCGAGACGGAAAAGGCCCTAGTCAATGCTCGTGATAAGCATAATAAACGGTATAGAGGCGCGGGAAAGACTGTCGACCTTGGAACACTTAAAGCGGTATTTAGAAGGGGCGCGGGCGCGTTCTCTACTTCTCACCGTCCCGGCATGAATCGCAATCAATGGGGTCTTGCTCGCGTCAAAGCTTTCTTAAAGTTGGTAGGTACTGGCGAGCGTAAAGAGGCTTATAATACTGATCTTGACTTACTCCCAAAAGCTCACCCGCAATACAGAGCAGACAAAGAGACTCTTCTTGCTGTTCCAAAGAAGTACGATCATATAGACTTTACACCGCCCAAAGGCGCGCAAGATGCGGCTGAGAGGGCTTTAAGAATCAGAGCATCAAAACCGATGTCACAAAGAGGAATGACCGCCGTTGGCATCGCTCGCGCTCGTGATCTTAAAGCGGGTAAAGCTTTATCACCTGAGACCGTTAAAAGAATGCTCGCATACTTCACCCGGCATGAAGTCGACAAAGAAGGCGCAACCTGGAAAGACTACGGCAAGGGCCGGCAGGCTTGGCTTGGATGGGGAGGAGATGCCGGCTATCGATGGGCGCAGAAAGTAGTTGATCAGATGAATGATGCAGACAAAAAACAACAAGCTTTAAGGGCATATGGTGAGGCCGTCCTACTTGGTGAAGTTGGAGAATATAAAGTACCTGACGGTTTAACCGTTGGTAAGCCGTTTAAAACTTTAGGACTTGGCCAAGTCTCAAGTCGTATGAACGGCGAGAAGATAGGCAACGCGATCACCTCGGATCTACTCGAAGAGATGCGGCGCGTATACTATGCCCGCCGTGAAGCTGATCCGGTTATCATTGATTGGCAGCATGCGACGAGTCCATTCAATGGAGGACCGCCGGCACCGCCTGAGAGTGGAAACGCCCTTGGCTTAATAGTCGATCTTGAATTAAGAGAAGATGGACTCTACGCAATCCCCGCATACAACGAGCGCGGGCTTAATATCGTTAGAGACGCGGGCGGCGTTCTTTGGTCGTCTCCCGAATATCTCGACGGTGAAGTCTACGCAAGAGAAGGCGGTGACAAAATCGGTGATGCTCAATTGTTGGCCATCACCCTTACCCCAAGACCGGCTCAGGCTTCAACTCAGCTCGAGCCCGTAACACTAGGAGAAAAGTTGATGGAAGATATCAACGAGATGTCAATAGACGAACTCCGTGACATGCTACGAGCTAAACACGATATGGTGTTAGAGCTTGAGAAGCGGGTTGCGGAGATGACCAAAAAAGCAGAGGCGGCGGTCGAAGCTCAACTTGATTCTGAAAAAGAAGAAGAGATGAAAGAGCATTATGACGAAGTCGAGAAGATGGAAGAGAAGAAGGAAGACGAGCCGAAAAAAATGGCTGAGTCGGTCGCACACTCTGAGAATCTTCAACTCTTAAATGAGGTCAAAGCACTTCGAGAGCAACTTTTAAAAGTTGAAGCGGAGAAGTACGAGACAGCAAAGAGTGCGGCGATCAATACCCTACTCAGTGAGGGCAAGATCGCACCGAGCGCAGAAAGCGCCGCTCGTGACGCTTATGACCTACGCGACACCAAGCCCGCACTGTGGGCGCATTTCTCAGAGGCCGCGCCGGTTGTACCAATGAAAGAGATTGGACACGGCGCAAGCGCTGAAGAGATCACAAGAGAGAACCTAGCGGCTAGACTAGCCGAAGAAGCAAAGACAAAGAATATTTCATTCTCTGAAGCTTTGCACCAATTCCGATCAACTAACCCTGATCAATACGCTCGCATTTACGGAGGTTAACCTATGGCTGAGCAAAATATTATAAAGAGTTATATTGCGGCCGGTGCAATCACCGAGTTCGCTTTTGTTACAGTTGACACAGCGGGCAAGGTTGTCGTTGCAACC